TAGTCTTATTCATCTATGGTGGACTTGGTATTGGAGCAAGAGCTGGCGTCCCGAAAGGAACAGCGCAGCTTTGATACATTCTAATAAGCTAATAAATTAGCGAACCTAAAGAGATTTAGGAATCTAAAAGAGCTAAGAGAATATCTTAAGTCAATTTTTGATTAATATTTTAACAACTCACCGGAATTCGGACCGTAAAATCGGTTGAACTATGGATGGAGGTAAAGTATCAATTTAAAATTGAGACTGAGATTGTTCTTAGTTTGAAGAAGCCTATATCCCAATAGGGGTTGTGGAAATCAATCAATCTAAAACTATGAAATTTTTAATTTTAATTTTAGATAATTGAGATCCATTATTAGATATGTATGTAGTGTCTACTACCCGCCGCTTGAAAGTTCGAAAGAGCAAGAAAGTGACGGACAAAGTGTTCCCAATCTCTTCTCGATTGTTATCAATCAAGAAGAGCCTGATATCTATCCCAATGATTAAGTTATTAACTTTATCTATGGGTAGGATATCAGGGCTTCGAAACCGTGTCATTATCATTTCTAACTTTTTCAAGTTAGTCTTGCGTCTTAATAAGAATCATGGATCTGATTTCACTATAAAGTGATTGAAGTCCTGCTATGTTGCTTTGCAAAAAGCACAAGCAGATGACAATCTTAAATCTTTACGTGATTTAGAGCCTGATTTGCCACTTCCTCGATTAGTTAATGGTCTTCCATCCTGCATAGGATCGAAGGACCGTCATCTAATCAAGAGTGACAATCCGCATATAATAAGATTCTGAAGTTCCTTGTTTTCCATTTATAGAATATTAAAATGTTCTTATAAATTGAAAACATCAACTATTACATCACCTTTTACAGGAGATTTTAATAAGTTGATGGAAGTTCAGAATTCTATTAAATTGGGATCTTATTTCGAATCTCTCAATGGTTATGATGATTGAAAACGTAAATTTTCATTAGTACCTCAAACTTTCGTTATCAGTACTTCTGCATCACCTCTTGCTAAGATTGCCTGAACTGGAATATTGACTGAATGTCATTTATTCTGATCAGATGACAATCCTATCAGAGGTAATGTCGAGCATTATTTATCTATAATTAAAACTGCTGGCTTTAAGCGAGCAGAGATTATTTTAGATAAAACTTGAGAAGGTAAAGAACTGGCTGATCGTTTGATCAATCAGGGTCTCCGCCTAACTCAGAAATGTTCGTCTGTTTCTTCTTTTGGGCAATTTGCCTTAAAAGAGGAAGCAGCAGGAAAATTACGCGTGTTCGCTCTGGCTGATGTTATTACACAATCAGTTTTAAAACCTTTACATGATTCCATGTTCTCATTATTAAGAATTATTCCTAATGATGGAACATTTGATCAAACCGCTTCTGTATTAAGAAGTCGGGATAAGGCTATTAAAGCTAATTGTGCATACTCTTTCGATCTTAGCGCTGCTACTGACAGGCTTCCTTCAACTCTTAGTGCTGTGATAATCTCTCGATTATACGGCATTGATGGTTTAGGAGAAGCTTGACGTAACTTGCTAGTCGAGAGAGATTTCTACTTTAATGATAAAAATTCTGAAGATTATAATGTACCTTCAGGACCTTATCGTTATTCAGTAGGACAGCCAATGGGAGCACTATCATCATGACCTGCTCTAGCTTTGACTCATCACTTTATTCTTCAATACTGTTATTCAAGGATTGATTTAAAAAATAATATTTTTAAAACTAATTCTTGATGTACAGAATATGAAATATTAGGTGATGATCTAACTATATTCAATCCTATACTAGCTTCTAAATATTTAGAAGTTTGTAAGTGATTGGGGGTAGACATCAATATCAC